GAATCTTCGCTCAAGCTGCCGGGTGGCGGCGTTTCGTGTGGAACAAGGCGATAGAACTGCAGAAGCGGTGCCTTGAACAAGAGGTTCCTTTTCTCAAGTACACGGAGTTGGCCGGACGGTTGGTGCTGTGGAAAAAGGAAGACGACATGTTGTGGTTGCTGGAAGCGCCTTCTCAGGCACTTCCACAGTGCCTGATGGACGCGTCTGCTGCAATCCAAGCGTTCAAGGCCAAGAAAAAGGGCTTCCCAAAGTTCCAAGCTCGGGGCGACGGGGATTCCTTCCGCATTCCGCAAGTTCGCCCGACGGATTGGGACGAGGCCAACGGTCGAGTCCGCATCCCGAAGGCAGGCTTCGTGCGATTCAGAAAGTCGCGTCCGATTCAAGGCAAGATCAAGCAGATGACGGTTTCCGTCGAATGCGGGCATTGGTTTGTCTCGGTCGTGACGGAGATGGATTTCGCCAACGACGGTCCGCGTCGTCCCGGCGAGGTCGGCATTGATCTGGGCATTGCCCAGACGGTGACGCTCTCGGACGGGCCGGTGTTCCAGCTCGATGTCGAATCCATCAAGAAGCACGAAAAGCAAATCGCCGTACTTCAGCGCCAGCTCTGCCGCAACAAGGAAGCTCGTCAAAAGCTTGCCAAGTTGGGCAAGGCAAACCCGTTCGACAAGCGGGAGCCCAGCCGCAAGCGCAGAAGACTGAAGGCGAAGATTCAGAATCACCATCGTTGTATCCGCAACATTCGTCGGGACTTCATGCTTAAGACGGCTCACACCATCGCACAGAATTACGGAGGGGTGGCCATGGAAGATCTGAAGCTGAAGAACATGACGAAGTCGGCCAAAGGCACGGTTGAGGAGCCTGGCAAAAACGTGAGGCAGAAGACGGGCTTGAACCGGTCTCTGGCGCGCGTTGCGCCCTACGCGATGAGAATGGCCATCCACTGGGCTGTATTCAAGGCCAATGGACGACTCATTCTCGTCGATCCGAAATACACGAGCCAGACCTGCCCAATCTGCGGATGCACGAGTTCGTCAAATCGACCTTCGCAGGCGCATTTCGGTTGTCAGAAATGCGGGTACACCGCGAATGCCGACGTCGTGGGGGCAACCAATGTCCTCAAGAAGAGCCGGACAGGCTCAGTTCGCCCGTGTAGTGAGCTTGGCAACAAGACAGCAACGGGAACCGTCCTTTTCGTCGCGTCTTGACGCGAAGTGAAGAGGAATCCCGCGTATTTATACGCCGGGAGGATGTCAATTCCGTTCATCCGCCTCCCATGGAGCCTCCGAAAACGGATTGGACGCCCAAAACGCAGAAACATTTTGTTGCATACGCGATTTTGCATTTTCCCAAAACCTCTGTATCATTCAAATCCTCGAGTGCGGTAGTAGCTCAGTTGGATAGAGTATCTGGCTACGAACCAGAGGGTCGTGGGTTCGAATCCTGCCTACCGCACCACCTAATTAAGAAGCCGTCGATGCAAAAGCATCGGCGGCTTTATCTTTGTCGGGCAACCGTTTTCAGGGCGTCCGGCGATTGCAGGCGGCCTTGGAGGGAAGCGTCGGACTTTTTTTAAGTTTTTTTTGCTTTTTCCCTTTTGGCATGCTATGCTTTCACTCCTGATGTTCGAGGGTCGACGGAAATGACTAATCCGATCCGACGGCAGATACAAGAACATCACGCCTGTGATACGCATCGACCGCGATCGCATGCGGAAGGATTTCTGCGGAGAAGTGGCAGAGAGGTCGAATGCACACCCCTGCTAAGGGTGCAGGTCCGAATAAGGGCCTCGGGGGTTCGAATCCCCCCTTCTCCGCCATGATTCGTTGTGGCAGAAGGCTTCCGGAAGGGAGCTTGGGTTTTGCCCCAATTTTTGCCCCAATTTTGTCAAGAGAAAGCCCCGAGGGATGACCCCCGGGGCTTTTTTCGTGCTTTCAGTCTAGCACTGGTAGAACCTGGCTTCAATCGTTCGCCTCGCACTTCTGATCACCCAGTCGGGCGCGTCGGGGAAGTGTTCCGCGCAGACCGCATCGAACGAAGCGAGTGCCGCTCGCGGTGACGGGTGTCGGGCGTCCATGAAGGACACGATGCCCGCAACGGGTGCTAGCAGCTCGCGCATGAACTTCGAGCCGCCATTGGCTCGGACGATCTCGTGCTCGGCCTCTGTCATGCGCACCTGAACATAGCGCTTAGGGACGGCGTCGGCAATCCTGCCCGCGCCGGGTCTGCGTCCGCCTCTGGTGCTCTTGGCTTCGGTCATGTCTTACCTCCTCAGGTAGTTGGCGATCTCCTCGAGGGCGTCCGCCATGTTGCGGCAACGTGTCTCGTCGGCTTCGGGGCGACGGGCGGCATCGAGGGTTGCAACGTTCTCGGCGATCACGCGCAGGGCGCGGGTCACGCCTTCGGCACGGCGGTCTGCCGCCGTCTCCACATCACGCGGGGAGAGGCTGTTGGCGATCAGTTCGAGGAACTTGGCGTGCGATTCGTAGACTGTGTAGTACATATGGACTCCTTGGCGGGTAGTTGAAAGAGGGGCGCGATGCCCCTCTGGTTGGTTACTTGAGAACGTTGGCGGCTTCGCGCATCTTCTCGGACAGCTCATGCAGGCGGAGGATCTTCGCCTCGATGTCTTCGGGGTTGCCAATGGCTTCGGCGAGCTCACGCAACTCGGCCTGCGCACCCATCAGGAAGCGGACGGCGGCAAAGCGGTCGGCAATCGTCACGGCCTTCGGGGCTTCCTCGGCAGCGGGCGTCAGTTCAGGCTCGCAACAGTACGGGAGGCCGGCCTCACAACGCGCGTCGCCGATGATACCGAGGGCGTGCTCGACAACCCAGTTGCGCTCAGTGTCGGTCAGCGGGCCGCGCAGTTCGACGAAGGGGATGTGCATCACGGCCTCTTCGGCATCGCGTACTACATCGTCGATGCAGTAGCTCTCGAGGATGGCGGCGTCTTCCTCATCACCATCGAGGACGCAATTGGCGATCATCATGATCTTCTCGGACGCGCCGTGCTCGACGGCGTTCTTGCGGATGCGCTTGGCTTCTTCTGCGGAAAGGGTTTTCTTCATACTCATCTTGTGTCTCCTATGCACTGCAAGGGCGTCCCTTGCCTTACTAGAATTGTACAACGCAATATTCAAAGATGCAATCGGAGAGAGGGTGTTTATTTTCAATGCCCGCTACTTTTCCCCCTTGAACTTTCCTATATCCATATGTATAATGCAAGGCATAGGGCAGGCGTACTACCCGCCCTTTCCGAAAACCCGCCAGAAAGGAAACCACCATGCGAACCTACATCGACTTCATGATCGACGAAGCCAACGAAGCCCACAACGTCGACCTCCGCAACCTCCCCGCCACCGCTCCGCTCTTCGCCTACCTGCACGCCGCCTCGCTCGGCGCGGTCGAGTGCAAGTACAAGCACGTCGCCCTCGAGCTTGCCAAGCTCGCCGCTGCCTACTACCTGCAGACCGCCGAAGCCGACGACCGTTGGTACGGCTTCGCCACCGAAACCTGCGAAGGCGAAGAAGCCGGCGACATCATCCACGACTGGGCGAACGCCGAGCGCAACAAATACTCCTACGGCCTGCACAACGGCGCCCTCGGCATCTCCTTCCTCTCCGAGGACGCCCGCCACTGGTACACGATCGCAATCACGGTCGACCCCGAGACAGGGAAGCAGCTCACGTCCGAGCGCGTCAACTTCCCCGACGAAGTTAGCCTCATGCTTCACGACTACTACGCCGTCGCCCAGAACCGCCAGTAAGGAGAGCGCACCATGTGGAAGAAGATTAAGGTAAACATTCATAACATAAAGCACGAAACGGACAAGGCCATGCTCATCGCCATGCCGCACTCGTCCGACTACGACGGCTTCACCTTCTGGATCTCTAAAAAGCTCGTGCGCGACGGCTCGAACGACTTCGAGATGCTCGTTTCGATCAACGAGGACATGACGTTCAACCTCAAGCGCACCAGTGAGAAGACGCGCAAGGTGCTTGACGAAAAGGAAGTCGGCTGCGACGAACTCATCGAGGCCTTCGGCGAATTCCACGGCGCGATGCGCATCAGGTAATCATGGAATCCGCCGCCGAAACAGTGTGGGTGCGAATCATCTTCGCATCCACTCTCGTCGCCCATACCACCGAGAAGGGCATCCTCATCAAGATGCCCGCTTCGAGCCGTTACGCGGGTTTTGAGTTCTGGACTGCTAGGAAGTTCGTCCGCCCGGGGCGCTACGCCCTACAGCACTGCCTGAGCATTCCCGCCTCTTTCAAGATCACCCTCAGGGGTGAAGGCCGCAACGTGATCATTTCAGCCGATCGACTGGCCGATGAACTGGCTTTTTACAACGAGGAAGAGGAGTGGGACGAAGGTTACGTGCCGCCCTACGAGGTGCTCGAGCGCCTGCCGAAGTGGACCGTCAAGCACACCCCCAGGATCCTCAAACCCGAAACCGAGGTCAAGCCTGATGCGTCTCTTATCCGATAACCAACAGGAAGCCTTTGAGAAGCTCCGCCGCCTGAAGGTCGGAGCGCTTTTCATGGGTTGCGGGACAGGCAAGACACAGACCGCCGTCTCGCTCATCAATTCGATCCCCGGCCTCGATCTGGTGCTGTGGGTCGCGCCCCTGCGCACCATCGAGAACGCCAGCAAGGAAATCGAACTCTGCTGCTCCGAGTACGAATTCGACTTCTACGGCGTGGAGAGCATCGGCCAGAGCGACCGCGTCTATGTCGAAGTCCTCGACAAGATCGACGCGGCCAAGTGCGCGGCCATCGTCGTGGACGAGTCCATCAAGATCAAGAACCTGAGGGCGAAGCGCACGCAACGGCTCCTGCACATGGGCGAACGTTGCGAGTACAAGCTGATCCTGAACGGGACGCCGATCACGAAGAACATTCTGGACATCTATGCCCAGATGCTTTTCCTGTCGCCGAAGATCCTCGACAAGAATTTTTTCAAGTTCAGGGACGACTACTGCGTCTACTCGACAGAACATCGCTACGGGAAGCCTGTGCGCACGTACATCACTGGCTACGCCAACGTCGAGCACCTGCTCAGCATCATCGAGCCGTATGTTTACGAATGCTCGCTCGACCTCCCGCTCGCGAAGAAGTACCGGACGCTCACGTGGCACATGACCGAGACCGAGCGTTTCGGGTACGAGAACCTGAAGTGCGAACTGATTGCCGCTGCCGAGGATGACTTTGAAATCCTGGGGGCGATGCAGAAGCTCCATCACTTCTACACGCTAGCCAGTGAGAAGGTCCCGCTCATCACTCCGTATGTCGATGACCGAACGATCATCTACTGCCGCTTCATCGCGGCCCGCGACTATCTGCAGGAGATGTTCCCGCAGGCTCTGGTGATGACCTACGGCAAGGGTTCGTTCGGCCTGAACCTTCAGAAGTACCGCAGAATCATCTACTTCGACAAGACGTTCGACTACGCCTTCCGCGAGCAGTCCGAAGCCCGCATCTACCGCATGGGACAGCAGGAATCCTGCGAGTACTTCGACCTGACGGGCGCGGACATCGGCCTCGAGGAGCTGTTCGACAAGTGCATCGCGAAAAAGCTAACACTGGTGAACGCCTTCAAGCTCTCGGGCATGAAACTGGAGGATCTATGACCATCAAAAAATACAGGGCGCAGAACGTGTTCGATGCAGCGCAGGAGCGCCTGAACTACGTCTTTGACGAGTTCGAGCACATTTACGTTTCTTTCTCGAGCGGAAAGGACTCGGGGGTCGTGCTCAACCAGTGCATCGACATCGCACGCCGGCGCGGGCGCAAGTTCCATGCGGTCTTCATCGACCTCGAGGCGTTCTATCAGAAGAGCGCAGCATTCGTGGAAAAGATGTTCACCGAGAACGAGGACGTGCTCATTCCCATGTGGGTCTGTCTCCCGATGACCTCGCCGAATTCCCTCTCCTACTTCGAGCCCACGTGGGTTTGGTGGGACGAGGAGAAGCGTCCGATCTGGGTGCGCGATATGCCGAAGAACAAATGGGTGATCAACCTGTCAAACAACCCGTTCGACTGGTACGTCCCGAAGATGACGTTCGAGGACTTCATCAAACACATCGGCGAAACCATCGGCCACGGCGAAAAGACGGCCTGCTTGGTCGGCATCCGCACGGACGAAAGTTTGAACCGGTTCCGCGCCATTGCAGGCAACAAGGAAACGTACAAGAGCAAGCGATTCAGCACGAAGGTGAGCGAGAACGTCTTCAACTTCTACCCGATCTATGACTGGGCGGTCGAGGACATCTGGACGTACAACGCCCGCTTCGCGAAGCCGTACAACCCGATCTACGACCTGATGTACCTCGCAGGCGTCCCGATCCACCAGATGCGCATCGACGAACCGTTCGGCAATGAGGCCAAGGCCGGCCTCGCTCAGTTCAAGGTGATCGAGCCCGACCTCTGGGGCAAGCTCGTCAATCGTGTGAGCGGCGCGAACTTCGGCAACATCTACAGCGGCTCGAAGATCATGAGCAACAGCTACAAATTGCCGAAGAACTACACGTGGAAGCAGTTCACAGAATTCCTGCTCACGACGTTGCCGCCCGCCGCTGCCGACAACTACCGCGACCGCTTCACAAAGTTCATTGCGTACTGGCGGGACGTTGGATGCCCTGTCCCCGATGAACAGATCGAAATCCTGGAAGCGAAGTACGGCGACACGATCATCAATACGCGGAGCTACGGGACGCGAGGCGCGAAGGACAAGTACCTCGTAAAGTTCCGCGAGCCGCTTGACGAACTGCCCGAGCTTGAGGGCAAGGACGACTTCTGCACGTGGCGACGTATGGCCATGTGCATTATCAAAAACGACTTCGTTTGCAAAGGCTTGAGCTTCTCCATCACGAAGGAGATGAAGGCAAAGCGAGACGCGGTCTTGGCGAAATTCAGGAGCTTGTAATGAAATCACCCGTTTACAACGTGCAGGCCATCCCGGTCGAAAAGATTCAGGCGAACACGTACAACCCGAACCACGTCGCCCCGCCCGAGATGAAACTGCTCTACGACTCGATCAAGGAAGACGGCTACACGATGCCCATCGTGTGCTACTACCTCCCAGACGTGGACAAGTACGAGATCGTCGACGGGTTCCACCGCTACACGGTGATGCTGACCCATAAAGACATCTACGAACGCGAAGGCGGCAAGTTGCCTGTTGTGGTGATCGAGAAGGACATCAGCAATCGAATGGCCAGTACCGTGAGACACAACCGCGCCCGAGGTACGCACGACGTTGACCTCATGTCGAACATCGTCAAGGAATTGCGAGAGGCGGGCATGAAGGACGCGTGGATTATGAAGCACCTCGGCATGGACGCCGACGAACTGCTGAGGCTGAAGCAGATCACGGGGCTGGCCGCACTGTTCAAGGACCGAGAGTTTTCGGACTCGTGGGATATCTGAGGAGTAGGAAGATGAGAGAAAGGAAGGTAACCGGGCGACCGAGACACACGCCCGACGGCGGCATGAACGTCCTGATTTACATCCCGAAGGAACTGCGCGAGCGGTTGAGGGAGTTGGGCGGCTCGAAGTGGATCGCTGAGCAGATCAAAAAGACCATGCCGGAGAAGCAAAGCAAATGAAGAACCTTACAAAAGAAATGGAAGGCATCGACCTTCGCAATTTGCCCGACGACGCCCCGCTTTTCGCGCGGGTTTTCGCCGAAGCCGTTGGCGCGAGAGAGTGCGCCTACCCCGAAATGGCGTTGCATGTCGCGCGCCTCGCTGCGTGCTTTTACTTGAGAGGCGACGACAATGACAAATGGGCGCGCTACGCAGTGAATCAGGTGCTTCACACGCGAAACGCTCACAAAATAGTTGAGACGTGGGCGGCAGTCGAGTTGAGTTCAGACATGTACGAAAACCCGAGGCTCGATCTTGATATGTACAGCCTCAAGCGAAACGAGGACGGCCACTGGTACTACTTTGTCAGAAAGTTGGCCGACGGTTTTGTGAATCCTGCCTACATCACGCGTTTTTTCACGCCCGAAATTGACGCAATGCTTTCTGAGTACCACAAGAATTTAGCCCCGATGTACGAGTTCCCCTTCCGGGGCGTGACGCGGTACCCGCAACACACTAACGCCTTCCCGACTGGGGAAGTGTTCTACGACTTCCCCATCTGCACTGATGATGACAACGATGACTGAACTGCTCGGTTGTGTACATTGATGTGCACATACGACCCAAAAAGTACAGTTACAAAAATAAAGCCCCCACGCGAGTAGCGCAGGGGCTTTATGCGGCATAGGAGTCCGCTAGATACTACCCGCCAGAGTAGAATCCGTTGCCGATTGTAGCACGGCTTCGCGGGCTGGTGAAAAGTCCCCTCGCAGGCGGTTAACAGACCTGCGACCCGCTTGACTAGTCATGTACACAAAGGATGAGCGGGAAAGGGGAACACGGGGGCGCGTGGCGCGGAATCTGGAGCGGCTGTCGGGAGTCGAACCCTTTGAATGCGCCATCAGCGCATCCCCGGCTACCGAGTCACGGAAAAACCGCCGCAAAAAATCCGAGGTAGCGCCAACTACCTCGGAGGAGGTTTAACTTTTTTTAGGAGACTTCTATTATACAACAGGTTTAGGCGCCATCCCTCAAACGTTGCGCCGCAACGGTTTCGGGGCTAAAAAAGCGGATCTAGACGCCTACCCCATTTTCTCACCCATCATTTTCGTGACGCCACGAAAATGCCCCCGAATCGGCAATGATTCGAGGGCATGGAATTGGCTCCCCTCTCAGGAGTTGCACCTGAGTCCGCAACGGACTGACGTCTAGGTTCCGAGGCGGTTTTTAGCTCTTAGGGGCAGGTAACTCGGCGGGTTGCGCGTCAACGAGAGGCGTGCCGAGTGTTGTTAAGTCGATTTTACCACACGGTTTTTAAGGCCCGTCCGTGATCTTGACTACGGCGTCTTTGTCGATTGTAACTCTCTGAGAAAGTCGGACACATCTTTGAAGTAGGACTGCGCCTCGTTCGACAAGCTCTGCACTTCGGGCAAGCTGCTTTCTTTCAGCGTCGCAGGAACCAGCGGTGACTGCGGACAGCCGACGGCGGGCGGCGTCGGCCTCGAGGCGCACCCGGGCAACATCATCAGACAAATCATTAGCACGGGCAAGAGCAATGTCACGCTCCTCCCACGCCGCTCGCACCTTCGCATTGGCCAGACTTTCCTTTTCACGATATTGCTCCTCAAGCTCCCGCGCACGGGTAGCGTAATCCTCGCGCAGTTCAGCGATGTCCTGCCCGTACAGGGCGGCGGCAAACTGGTAGCCCGCGACAGCGCAGGCAAGACCCGCACCGAGAACGCCTAGAGCCTTCAGGATGTTCGATCTCATCTTTCCTCCAGTCGCTCGCGCAGGATCTTCGCGTAAGCGTCCATGAAAAACCGCTGTGCTAGCAGCAGGGTTTGCTCCCGAGCGCTCAGGCGGTAGAACCCGTCCGAGAACAGGTACCTCTCAAGCCGCCCTAGCCGCTCGCGCAGTTGGTCAAGCTCCTCTGCCAAACGCTCCCGCCACTCCTCGCTCATAGGTCGAAGCCCTTGATCGGGTTGAAGTAGATGCCGACGTACTGTGCAACCTTGTCGCGAGATGCCCACAGCTTCCAACCGAAGTTGGCACGAACGCAACACGGCCGACCGTAAAGGCGATAGTGCTTGATGTAGTAGAGCTGGAAAGCAATCAGCTTCCCGTCCCGCATGCACTTTCTGCGGCACGTACCCGAGACGCCGTTCGTGTCGCTCGCGTCCTCATTGCCCGTCACCTCCCAGTCGTCGGTCGTATGGACAGGGACGCCACAAACCTGAATGTCGAAGCCGTAGCAGACATTGCGCAGAAGCCAAGCGACGCGGCGCTTGTACGTCGACCAGGGGTCAGTGCCCGGCCATCGCTCCCAATGGCCCGCATCCCCATCCGCGTCGTTGTCGTCAGTAGCAAACCACGACAGCCACCTCGGCAGACGATGCGTTTCCTTGTCCACGAAGAAAGGCAGGATGGGCGCGAGAAGGCGGCCAATGATTGCCATAAAAAACGACGCGGGCATGAGTGCCAACCACTTCAGATAAATCATCGTCTAGGCCTCCGAAAGAAAGAGCTTTGCCTCGGCGCGGCGGCGCTCGGTCAGCCCCGCGAGCACCTTGCCGCCTGCCCGGTTGATATCGAGAAATTCGTGAGCACAGGCTTCAACGTCGCCCGCATTGAGCGAACGCATGAGGCGCGGGCACTGGTGAACGACGTAGCTCACGCCGCAATTGAAAACGAGGGAGGTCAACGCGATGAACTGGTTTCCGGTGACGGGGACGTTCACGTATTGCGAGAAATCATGCACGTGGCGCTCCACATCCTTGCGGAGCAGTTCGTCGGCTTCGGCCTGCGTGATGGTCATGCCCTTGCGCACTTCGGGACCCGTGTGGCCGTAGCCAATGGTTGGCACGCCTGCGGGACAGAGGTACGCCGTTAGCCTGCAACCCTCGTACTTCGCGATGAAGTCACAGGCAGGCTGAATGTCGTATGAGTAGTAGCTTTTCATTTCTTGGATTCCTCATCGGCGGCAGAGGGGCGTTCATTCGGCGGGACGTACCCGATTTTTTTGAAGATCACGAACCGCACGACGTCAAAGATCCGAGTGCCGAAGTTGCCGACGATCGCCGTGGCCACAGCGCACTGCGAGGCTGTGAAGTGCGCCGAATCCCAGAGCACCCAAAACGTGAAGTAGCCGAGAAACGCAGACGAAAGAAGATCGGCAGCGAGCCACTTCCAATGCCACTTTTTCTCGTGCTTGTACTCTTCGAGATAGCGCAGAACGCATCCGCCGAGGGATGCAAAAAGCGCAATCCACACGCCAGAACCTGTCAGGATGTCCCGATAACGGTCAGGCATAAATACCTCCTTTGTTGCCTCTCCCTGCAAGTTAAAAAAAATCCCGGGAGTGCCGGGGGACGGATTGATTCGTTATTCCGCGAGGATGGTCGGCAGTTCAGGCCAGACCACCTCGAAGGGGAAGCCCTCCTGTTGCGGGACATCGCGAAGCGCCTGACGGTAGGCCTTGACGGCCTTGAGGTCTTCGGCGCTGATCGGGTAGTCGGCGCAGAGCAGGTAGTCCGTGTCAGAGATCAGGGAATCGCGCTTCGAGCGAACGGACTGCCTCGCCTCAGTCAGTTTTTCTTCCTCAGTCTTTTCAGGGATCTTCTCGAGGGACCACGAGAGGTCCTCGCCGCGCTTTTCGCAATAGCCCTCTTCCTGAGAGAACTTGCGGATCAATTCGCGCATTTCCTCGTCATGCGGCGTGGTCGTCGTATGAGAGATCACGAGTCCGACACACTCGGCTGCGCACGTCGGCTTCTTCTCAGCAATCCACTTTTTCCCGTCGAAGCGGTAGAAGACGGTGTCGTCTTGCGTCGCCTTGCCCCAAGGACAGGAAAAGGTGACCGACGGCGGCATGAGAGGCTCTCCGTCCACAACCTGGACAGAAACCTCGTGCTGGTAGTACCCAGCGTCGTCATAACAAAATGCTTTTTTGAAGTCTGAGGTCATATGACGCTCTCCTCTAAAAAAATTGCGGCAATGAAGCCGCGGGACAAGAGATATTCGGTAGCCGACGGGAACGGCCTGACGTTGCGAGTCATGCCGTCCGGCAGAAAAATCTGGTACTTTCGCACGTCGTGCTCAGGCCGTGTCGCAGACAAGCGTCTCGGCGAACATCCCGACATGAGCCTGATGCAGGCACGACAAAAAGCCCGACGCCTAAGAAAGGACATCGGGCTCGAGCCGCCAAAAGGGTATGTACTGAAAGACGCTTTTCGTCTTTGGTGCCGCCTCAAAAAGCCCCAGATCGTGAGCTATCAGGACGAGCGCCGACGCCTGGAGCGGTACATCATCGAACCGCTCGGAAATCGTCAGCTCGACGAGATCACGGCTCCGCTCGTGATCCGAACCGTGCAGCCGATAGAAAAGGACGGCAAGCAGGCGACGCTCAAGCGCGTACTCATGCGCCTTCGCGAGATCCTTGACCTCGCCGTTTGTGCCGGCTACATCGAGCACAACCCTCTCGCACGAGTATCGAAGGTCTTCGCACCGCCGCAGGTCAAGCCGATGCCGTCTGTCGACTGGCGAGAGTTGCCCACCGTTATGGCGGTTATGAAAGAAGCGCCGGAGCGTATGCGCGTGCTCTTCCTCTTCTCGCTCTGCTCGATGCTCCGTCCGGGCGAGAATGCTTCGCTCGAGAAGTCGTGGATCACAGAAGACGCGATCCACATACCAGCTGAGCACATGAAGAAGCGCCGCCCCTTCCGCGTGCCGCTAACAACATTCATGAAAGAGCTGATCGCTAGAGAGCAAGAGCTCAGCCCGAGGCCACGTAGCGGCCATGTTTTTGCCGGCAAGTGCACCGGCAAGCACATGAGCTCGCAGGCCTTGGCGAAGTATCTGCACAGTACATCGCTCAATGGTCGACTCGTCGCGCACGGACTACGCTCGATCGCTCGATCGTGGTTGGCTGACGAAGCTGTCCCTTTTGACGTTGCCGAGATGTGCCTCAGTCATGACGTCGGCACGCAGGTGAGCCGCGCATATCAACGCTCAGACTTTTTCGACGCCAGGAGGGCGGTTATGGAGCGTTGGAGTGAGCACGTTCGAGCGTGTGCCGAGTGTGCCGGCTTGATCGACTGGAAGTAGCTACTCACGCGGGTTTCGTCGAGTTGCAGATGAAGCCCGCTCATGTGCCCGGCACGCCATAGAGAGCGCTCTATGACATGCAAATCCGAGTCCCGAACATCAC